GTTAGGCTCGCCGGATCTCCCTCGTCCTGCGTCAGCGTGAACGAAAATATGCTCTCGTCCCAGCGCATATGCTCAGGCCCGAACGTGGTCTCGCTGGCATCGACCCAGGCGAAATAGGGCAAGCCCGCAGGCATCGCTCAGACCGTCCTCTGCTCGGCCTCGAGCTGCCATGCCACCTCGGCCGCCCATTCGTCGCGCGAGGTGTTCCAGGCGGTGACCTTGGCGAGGATGATCAGCACGTCGCCGGTCGTGTTGGCGGCGCCGAGGCCGGGGATGCAAGTGATGGTGATGTCCTGGCCGGGCCAGACATCGGTGAGCTCGGGCACCTCGTGATCGGTGCAGGTGATCGTGACCTTGTACTGCCGGAACTGCGCCAACGAGATATCGGCCAGGTCGCCGCGGCAATCGCGCGCCAGGCTCGCCGCCTGGTCGATCGGCGCAAGCGTCATGGTAATGCCGCGAACGGCATATTGCGAGAAGTCGATGTCGTCGATCGCGAGCAACGTGTAGGGCGGATGCGCCATCAGGAATACCGGCTGGGCTTGCGGCCGCCGGAACGGACCTGCGCCAGTGCCGCCGCCCGGTGCAACCGGTCGACCACGTCGGACGAGGCGCGCAGGCCGCCGATCGCCGGCAGGCCGGGGAAGGCGATGGTGACATGGCTCATGCTGCCAACCGCGCCACCACCGGCAAACGCCATGGCCGGCATCCGCGGCACCATACCGCCGAGCGCGAACCGGCCCATGCCGTCGAGCACGCGCGAGAGGTTGCCGCCCGAGCGCCGCAGCGCCTCGAGGAACGCCAGCACGCCAGGCTGCGCCACCGCCCTGGCTGGCGTGATGTATTCGCCGCGCGAGAGCCAGGCCAGGTTGCTGTCGGAGGTGCCGCTGCCACGGCCGCCGAGCAAACCACCACCTGCAAATTGGCCACCACCCGCCGCCGCGGGAGCGGGAGCGCCGCCACCACCCTCCAGGCCCAATGCCCGCTTTATCTTCTCTCCGAGTATCCCTGCGTTTTGGACTATGCTCTGTCCGAACTTGATGAAATCTTGTAAGATGGAATCCCAAAGACTCGTTGTCGGGGTTAGCCCGGATTTAATGGAGGCAAGAACAGCATCGGCGAAAGCCGTCCCGGCGGCCGTCCCCATCGCAGTAACGATCGGCGTTAACGCTGCGCCCAGCGCACTGAGTGCTGGAGCAAGTCGACTGCCGGCGTTGCTGATTGCCTGATCGAGCGGCAAGTTCTGAAAATCCGCAACAATCTGCTGCATCACTGGCTGGAAGGCGGTCAGAATTGCGGTAAAGGCCGGTGCCGCGGTGGCACCTATCTTCTGGAACATTGCCGATAACAGCGCGGTAAACTGATTCCACCCGTTGGACATTTCTTGCAGTGCTTGCTGATTGCTGCTTGTGAGCGTCAAGCCAAGCCGCTGGGCCTCGGCCTGCAGTTGCTTGAGTGCCGCACTGCCTTGACTAAGAGTAGCTATTGTTTCCGGCGACAGACCAAGCGCCTGGCCGATCCGCGCCTGTTCCAATTGCCGGCCGGTATCGCCGAGTTGCTTGAAAATGTCGGCAAGCGCGAACCATTGCTCCTCTGGAGGTTTCCTGGAGAGAGTTTCCAGCAGGGCCTGAACCCGTTCGTTCAGCGTGATCGCTCCCAACTCCGTGACTTTCAAACCCTTGGCAGCATCCTCGGCTTGCTTGCTAAGCGCGTCCTGCTTGGCTGCCGCTTCCCCAGCGGCGGCGATCTTCTCCGACAGGTTGCCGAACTCGGTGGCAAACTGCTTGAGCGGGGTGCCACCTTTGGCGAACACATTTGACAACGCCGACAGATTTTCGAATGACTGCCCGCTGACCTTCTGCAATTGGGTCAGCGCCTTTTCGGTTTCTTCGGCGGCACTGGCAAACTTGATCAATGCAGCAGCAGTCCCGCCTACCGCTGCGGCTGCAATCGCAAGGGCACCGAATCTCGTGCCGATGTTGGCAACTGCGGTTGCGATCCGCCCCATGGGTCCGGCGCCAACTGCTGTGAGACCCTGCGCCAAGGCGCTGACCGCGCCGCGCGCCTGCGTGGCGCTGATGCCTACCGACTTTGTCGCTTGCGCGGCTTTCTCTGCCACCGGGACAAACGATGCAGCCGATGCACGCGCGGCATCGTAATTCTTTGCAAGCTCCGCGAACGAGACGGAGCTATCCCTGGCTCGGCTGTTGAGAGCCCTGATTACACCCTCAACTTTTCCTAGCTCCGCGGTACTCGCCGAGAATTTCTGCGCGGCGGCCGCTGCCCCCGCAAACGCCTCCTCTGCGGTGTTGCCCAGTTTCGCGATTGAGGACGTGGCCGCAGTAAATTGCCGCTGCAGTTCCGCGCCGCCCTCGAGTTCAATCCCTATGGATATTTTCTCGACCATGACCTAATTGCTCTTGAGATGTTTGTGAAACAATTGCGCAAATCGCCGGACGTGTTCCTTGACGATCGCGGTTATGCGCCACTTCGGCTCGATGCGAACCTCTGGCACGCCAATGTAGAGCGGCTTGCGATGCCGGTCCTTGTCATTGGCATCGAATAGCATCGGCTTGCCGCGCACCGTGGCTGAGACCAGTTTCTTTCCCGATCGACTAGCCGTCGGTGCGCCGGGCGTGGTCGGTATCCACAGCAACGGTTTGCCGGCAATGGTCGCGCCGTGCTCGAACACGCCGGCGAATCCGAACTTATGGAAAATGATGGCCTTGGCCTGCAGCGACGGCTCGCCGCTTGCTGCAATTGCGTCTTTCATCCGATATTGCAAGCCTTGCTGCCACTTCGGCCCGAACCTGCCGGCGCCCGCGATGTTGCTGCGCCCTTCCTGCACCGCATTGGCGGCGGTCTCGCGCAATGCCGCAACCGCAGCCGTCGCGATGGGCCGCTGTTTCTCGCGGATCATCTTGATCCAGGCCGACTGGTCGATGACCTTGACCTTGAACTTTACGGGCATAATTCCTTGATCGTTTTTTCAATCGTCTCGCTGTCGCCCTGCGCACCCATGGCCGCGATCGTTAAAGCGTCGGCCCGCTCGCTGCGCTCGACCTTGTCACTGAATTCGAGATAGGCCGCGATCTGCCGCGGCGTCAGCGTCATTGCATAGTCGGGTGGGAAACCGCGTCGGATGAGGATGGCGAGATTGATGGCGAGCGCTTCAAGCGTACTTTGATTACTTTTGCTCCTTCGTTCGCGCCGCCCAGCAGGCTTGTCAATTCCTGCACGAAGGAGCCAATCCCGTTTGGGAATGTCAGCCCGAAGATTGCCCGCAGAAATTTCAATTGATGTTCCGGCAATAGGTTGGCGCCAATCTGTTCATATTTGGCATCGCCGAGATGCCCGCACCCGGCCGCGATGATAGGTCCAGCCGCCGCGCCGCATGCTTCGATCAAACGCAGAACGATGTCGCCGCCGACATCACCGCTGGCGAGCGATTTCAGCCCCGGAAATCGAGCGACAATAGATGCGAGAGCATCGACCGAGATGCCGCGCACCTTCACCCGATGACCGTCGATCTTGACCACATCGACTGCCGTTGATGGCGCAATGTCCAGAAGGTCTGCCATGAATTACCTCATGCCGTTGGTTCTTCAACCGACCAGACGCCGAACGAACCATCGACGCCTTTCTGAACTTCGGCTTCTAGCTCGAGCACCGAAAAGTCATCGCTATCGGTGATAAAACTAAAGTCACCGGAGGGCACGAATGACACATCGCCGGTCCAGCCAACATGCTGACCGATGTCATTAGTGCCCACGACCTTAAGCGTGCCGGTAAATTCAGCCTTGGTCAGTCCTGTTATGGTGCCATCGGTGCTCAATTCCCCCAGCGCAAACATTGCGAGATTCTCGGGTGTGATCTCATCGAGCGTTACTTTGATCGTTGCGGCGATCGAAGTGATCGCGGTAAAATCCTTGGTCTTGATTCCCTCGCGCGAGGAAAAGTGTTCTTTTTTCTCAACAGCCGGAGTGTAGACAAAACTCGGCGCGTTGCCGAGATCGACGAAGGTCGAGGCACCAGTTTCCTTGAAGGTAACAATCCCCTTACCGATGTGATAGTTCTGGACGTTGGGTGACGTGGGCATGGCGGTGCTCTCCTTTCTAGAGATCGTCGGGCTTGAGCGTGTACTTGAACAGGAACTGCGCGGTTAAGGCCGCGTATCCGGTGCGCGTCCAACCGACATCGGTTTGGCATCCGAGATAGCGGATCGCGCCGTTGCCGTGCCGCCCAGTCTTGACTATCTGCTCGTTGAGTTCGGTATCGGTCAGCACCCGCTTGATCAACTCTCGGCGAAATGTGGTGACAATCGAACCAAGCACGACGTTGTCATCTTGCACCTGCACGACGATGCCTGGCGTCATCTGCACGTTGTAGGGCCGGTGCGGTTGTTTCATTGACACATCACCGGCGCCGTCCGACTCCTCGTCGCCGTCGAGCACCAGAGCGGCCGGCAATTGATCCTCGGTGATGTCCACGTTGTTGCGATGCGCCGAGCGGATGTTTGGGATGGTGGCGACCACCTCGAGCAGCCGCACCAGGATATCCTCGCGAACGTCAGCCATCGGTGGACTCGATGGCCTTGAGCAGGAACCGCACCTCGCCGAGATCCTCGCCGTTCGGGCTGCCGCGCAGTTCGTAGGAGCGAACCACCCAGGTCCGACCGTTGAAGGCCAGCACCGCGTCGAGGTAGTCGTCGCGCGCGATGCCGTTGCCGGCGAGCTCGGGGATGCGGGCATAGGCGCCAGGTCCGACGCTGCGCACCTCCACGCTGCCGCTGGCCTGCATCTTCGGCCGGGTATCATCGATCACAGTCAGCGCGATCTCGCCCGCGGTCCCGGCCGCGGTCAGCACCGCCGGCACGCCGATCGCCTCATAGACCGGGTCATAGAGCAGCGCGCTGTAATCGATCATCGCCATTCCCTGCGGAATGCAAACGTCCCGATATCCTCGCGGCCGAGCTCGGTCTCGATCGTGCTTTCCGACACCAGCGCGAAGCCGCACAGCTTCATCGCGACCACGAGACCATCGCGACTGAAATACCAGCAATGCTCGTCCGGCTTGAAATGCTTGGAGCCCAGCGCGTGTTCAGCATCGCGGAAGATCGGCAAGGACGTAAACACCCAGTCCTTCACATTGGCCAGCAGCGACTGAAAATCCGGGATATGCTCGAGCACATCCCACAGCGTTGCAGCATCGAACGAAACCAGATGCGGATCGACCAATAGCGAACGCTGCTCAAGCCATTCGAGGCCGGCTGGGTTGACATCGTAGCCGTAGGTCGTGCGCTTGCGCGCACAACGGAGTTCGACGAACGCACCCGAGCCGATACCGACATCGATCAATGTCCCCCTGTAATGTCGCTCGACAAAGTTGAACCGCGCATTCATCAGCGCGCGCCCAAGATCGCTATGAGCATTGCGATCGAAACTGTCGAAGTAGTCCTGATCGTAGGGTGCGAACCCGACCTCGACCGGATAATGGCCAATGCCAAGTTCTGGCCACCAGGTCAGGCGGCGACGCGAGAACTGCGCGACCAGCGATGGTACTGCCCGACCGGATCGGCGATCCTCTTGTCGCAGATGTGCAACATGTTCGTGCATCGGCAGAACGCCTCCGGTACGGCAAAGCCGATGCGGCTGAGATCGAGCCGTCGGTCGGTGATCTTTTCAGGCGCGTTGTGACCGCCGTGGCCGCCCAGCACCACGAAAGTCTTGACCTTGAGCGCGAGTCCCGCCGGGACGATCCAGCCGACGCCGCCGATGACGATGTCGGCGTCGCGCACCAGCGCGAGCAGTTCGCGCACCGTAAGCTCGCCATGCACGAAATAGCGGTGAGCCGGTGGCGGTTCGCCGACGATCCATTCCTCGCCCGACATGAGGTCAGCGACCGCAACCACCGTGTGCGTCGCCATCAGCTCAGTCGCCAGCGCCGCGATATATTCCGGCTGCGGGTTGCGCGCCTCGTTGCGCCATTCACTGCGCACCGTCACCGGCCGCACGACCGCGATCGGCCGATCGGGCTTGACCGGCGACGGCCCCATGTCCGGCAGATCGAACAGCGCCGGATCAAACCCGACCTTCAGCGCCGACCAGCGATATTCCAGCGCATTGATGATCGAGGAGGTCGACAGGCTGGCGCCGTATCCGACCTTGACCTCGCGCATTGGCACACGCGGTCGCGACCAGAGATCCGGGCGCTGCCGCGCCATGTTCTTTTGCTGCGTGCGCAGCTTTCGGCCGCCGCGGATGAACTTGATATCGAGGTCGGCGTAGAGCTCGGGCCACGGCGTCTCGAGGTGGACCTCGTAAAGCGCCGCCGCCGCCCGCACGAATGGGCGCGAGTAGCAGTTGTCGCCCAAACCCCACATGCCACGGATCAGGACCGGCTTAGGCCGCGCGTCGCTCAAGGACATCCTGCAGGCTGATAACCGGAAGCAGATCGGCCCAGGCCGTCCCCGGCGAGGCATTGTAGGCCGCGATCTTGAGCGCTCGCAGCGATGGCACGATTGTCACCAGATCCGCGTGCTGCTTGTCGTAACAGCCCTGTCGATGCGGCCAGCGGTGTGGTTGATGATGATGACTGCGGCCGTCGGCGGCAAGCCGGCCGTCGGCGCCGAGCCAGACGATGGTGCCACCCGGCCCGATCAGATGCGCCGCCAGGTTGGTCGCCGCCGTCAGCGAGGTCCATTTCTGCATCAGGCTGTCATGCTCGCGCGCCAGCCCCGGCGGCTTGGCCGCGCGGCAGACCAGCACCTTCTTGTCTTCCGAGACCAGCCGCGAGGTGGTGACCACGCGGCCACGGAAGTTTGCAACCGCTGCCCGGTTGTCCGGCTCGTTCCACCAGCGCCAGTCGCCGAAATAGAGGATGTCCGCCGATGGCATCTTGTAGACGCTCGAGTTGATCGCAATGACGCGCTGCCCGCGCAGCGCCTCGAGCTCGACCCCGAGCACCGACGGCCCGCCGCCGACGATGAACACGGTCTCGCCTGGCCATTCGCGCGCGACCGACCAGAATGCAGGCTCATGCGACATAGAGGCGCCGGTAGGGTTGGATCAGATTGGCCACGGTCGCCGACAGATAGCCCGATGATGCCGTCGACAGCGATGAGGTGAAATAGCTGGTGCGGACATCACCGTGCTGCACCTCGCGGATGCTGGGATCGCGCTTGCCTGACGTGCGGCCCTCGTTCACCGCCTCGATGACCGCTTTTTGCAGCCGCGCCGGCGCCTGTTCCGGCAAGTCGTAGCCGCCGGAATAGAGTACCGCGACGACCGTTTCCGCCCAGCACCCGCTCGTCCACAGCCGACCGCTTTCGGGATCGAACTCATAGTCGGCCGCGGTCGCGCCGGCGGTCGAGACCTCGGCGATCTCGACCACCGGATAGAGCGACAGCGTCAGCGCCTGCCGCGGCAGCATGTTCTCATTGCGATCGAAGGTGAAGGTCTCGAGCGCCTCGGCCAGCCCGAAACGGCGATCGCAATATTCTGCAATGATGCGTGATTGCATCGTGATGGCAGCCTGCAGCGCCGCGTCCTCGCTGGTGCCCTCGATGCCGAGCGCGAACTTGAGGTCGTCGAGGCTGATCAGATCGGGACCAGCGCTGTCGGTCGACTCGCCGAGGATTTCGAGAATGGAATGCATTACTTCAACCTGAGCGGCTCGAGTGCGCGTTTCTCGTCTAGCCGCGCATCGCGCCCGTCGCTGCCGCGCTTGACGGCGAGGCGCCAGTCGTCCGACTTGCCGGGCTTGGCCGCGGTCCCGGTCTGCGCGATGAAAAACGATCCGCCGAGCGTGACGCCATCGCCAGCGACATAGGCCGTGCCCTCTTTCCACACCCCGGCATCGAGCACGATGGCGGTCTTGATTTCATGCACGGTGTCGCCGACGGCCCAGCGCAGCGTACGGCCCCCGTCGGGCGTGGTGACCGTGGCGGTCTTGAATGCGCGCCCGACCTGCTCGGCGGCATAGTCCTGCAGGAATGTCAGGTCGCTGGCATTGCGGCCGGACTCGCCCTTCTGGCCGCGCTCGCCGTTCTTGCCGTCGATGCCGGCCGGCCCCATGGCACCGGGTTTCCCCGCTTCGCCGCGCTCGCCCTTGTCGCCGGTCTCGCCGCGGGTGCCGCGCTTGCCTTCCGGGCCGGTTTCGCCCGGCGGCCCCGGCATACGCGCGAGGGCTCGAACCTCGGCCAAGGCGCGATGGCACATGGCCAGGCAAACGCCAAACCCCTCGGTCAGCGTATACTGTGGAGCGGGGATCATCAGGTTCTCACTCATGCCGCCCCCTATGCTGCCAGGAGCCAAGCAACGATTGCAGCCTCATCATCGTCGTGCCGCCCGCTGGCAGCGGCTCTGAACTTCATGACCGTACCCGAACCAGAGCCGCGCGAGCCGACGACGCCTGCGCTCGCGACCGACAGACCTTCGAGCACTGCCGCCGCGTTGCCGGCCTGGCCGCGGGTGCCGACCGCCGCCGCGCGCAGGACCAGTTGCGCCGCACTGCGCCCAGCAACACCGGCCGTTCCTGCCGCCTCGCCGGTGAGACCGGGCAGCGTGCCGATGCCGACACCGACCAGGGTGACGACGCCATGGGCCTCGCCCTCGAGCGCGGGCAGGATGCCGAAGCCGACGCCAATGACCGGGAATGGCTTCGGCGGATAGTGTCTGGCACCGCCATAAACCGGAGCCTCGGCAGCTTCAACCGTCGCATCAAGAACATCTGCAGCGGCCGCAGCCTCGACCATAACCGCCGCATCGGCGGCAATGACGATCGCATCAACCACCTCTGCTGGAATGCTATTGCCGGGAACCAACCCATCGGCGGTCGGGTAGTGACTATCGGCCGTAAACAGAACGCTGTCAGCGGTAACATGTGTCCCGCTGGAGGCGCCCGCGGGCTCGACCACCTCCGCCAGAATGATGTTGGCGGGAACGAACCCGTCGGCCGTCGGGTAATGAGCATCGGCGGTGTAGCGAACGGTGTCGGCGGTGACGCTCATTTACCAAGCGCCTTTATTTAAAAATCTCGTCAGCACGCGCCTGTGTAAGAATGCCGTCGGTCACCAGCGAGGCTTTCAGAGTAGTTACTTTTTTCTTATTCATATTGACGGACGGATCACAAACTACAACATCCCAATTTTTTGCATTGCCACCTGTCTGCCGCCACGTCGTTGCGGTCGCGGCTCGATATTCCGCATTGGTAAATCTCCCGATGAAATCACTGTTTGTGAGCGTTGCTTTGGTTTCGATCGGGATCGTTGCGATGACATTGTTGCCAGCATCGATCTGCGGCTGAGTAGCACCCGAGCCAGGAACGAATGACCAAGTTGCCCGATCATCCGCTTTCCCCACGCTCGTGCTGACCACGGGGCAGACTTCGGCGATGGCGTCATTGAGGGTTGCCGCGTCCATCACATCCACCCAGCGAAAGTCAAACCCGTTTGAAACAATGCCGTACTTCCATTATCACCGTAGAAAGTGCCACCACCCGTGTCTCCCGACTCGCATGCTTGAAAGAAATGATACCCGAGAGCCGTTGTCGAAAAATCACCTGATAATGTTATAGAAGCAGGGTTTAAATTTGATGCCATCCTACCACTAAAGGCATTCGTTACATCATATCCAATACCATTCGTTGTATTGAATGTAGTCGGATGGTGCATACTTTTGTAGTCTGCTGTAAAACAATCCTCTGCTAAACCACAGACAAAGCTATGTCGCATCGTAGTTTTAGCATTGGCTGCTCGCACCGCAATCACATTATACGTCCAACTATCGGCAAGATCACCCGCCAAGCTCGTCACATAGACTCGGTTGTACACATTCCAAACGCCAAATACACCCGCTGTCCCCCCTGCTGCTATAGCGCCGTAAATCCAATCCAACTGCGATGAAGCATTGCTATGAGTCGTGCCGACATAGGTGCCGCGTTGAGCTGCCGGCCCATTCGTGATCGCGGCGTTGTTGAGCGGAATGCCGTTGACCATTACTAGCCCAGGACGTGTACCGGTGCCGCTGGGTGTCGTGTCGTTCGTCCAATCCGGTCCATGGCCAATCCGTAACGTGCCCGCATCGTTCCATACAAACCAATCGTTGACCTTGTTTACACCAATCGCTGCGGGCGACTTCGTCGCGTCAGTCGTCAGGACTGACAGCTCGCTAAATGCCGTCATCGCAAATGACGTGCCGTTATAGATTGGCACCAAGTTACCGACATATGGCGTGTAGTAAATTGTCGTCTTCGCCGACTGCGTTGTCGTCATCACTGGCGTATCAGTCTGCAACGTCAACCGACCTTGCGGAGGCGACACCGCTCCACCGCCAACAGCCGCGACAGCCGCCATCACAAATGCTGTGGTGGCAATGCTGGTATCGTTGTCGCCTGCGGTAGGCGTCGGTGCCTTTGGATCGCCGGTGAATGTCGGTGACGCGAGTGCGGCAAGACCGCTGACGCCGGTCGATATCGCTGTAGTGACAAACGCCGTCGTCGCAATCGATGTATCGTTGTCACCGGCCGTCGGCGTCGGTGCCTTGGGGTCTCCTGAAAACGTGGGTGAAGCGAGGTCGGCCTTAGCGGCGAGTGCGCTCGTGTCGGCCTTGCCAGCGATCGCGGTGGTGACAAACGCAGTCGTTGCGATGCTGGTGTCGTTGTCTCCTGCGGTCGGCGTCGGCGCTGTGGGATTGCCGGTAAAAGTTGGCGAGGCGAGCGGCGCATAGGATGTCAACGCCGTGCTGGTGATGTAGTTCTGCGCCTTCACGAATGCAGTCGTCGCAATACTCGTGTCGTTATCAGCGGTCGCTGGTGTTGGTGCTTTCGGATCGCCCGTAAATGTGGGCGAGTCCAATGCACTTGCATTATACAGCTCGGTGAAATTCTGATTGCACTTATCAAACGATGTCCGCTGCGGATCGCCGGTGCCATCTTCTACCGCAGCACCGATATTGATGACTTGCTGGGTCACGGCATCGCCAGCCGAAACGATCGCAACTGCACCGGCGCGCCACGGGTAATCTGCACCGGGTTGAGCTTGACCACCGCGTCGCTGTTCTCGTCGCCTGCATCACACGAGAAGACCGTTCCGCCGTTTGCCGAAACGATCCGCGCGGATTGCGCCTGCCCCGTCAGGGCGGCATCCCTTTCCGCGATCTTGTTGAATTCAAGCTCGCCGCCGAAGGCTTCTTGCGCTACCGGATTGCTGAGTTTCAATGCCGCCAGAACCCTGCCATCGGCTGACAGCAACTCGATGCTGCCGCCATCCATCATGGCGGCAAGAGCGTCAAGCATGGCATTGCTTGCCTCTTGAGATAGCTCGATGATCACGGTTGCGTCTCGTCGTAGACCGGCACGAAGTTGCCGTCGGCGTCGCGCTCGATGCGGGTCACCTTGGGCGATGGCCGCGGCGGTTCGCTGCGCCGCTCGATCTCCGGCGACTCGTGCAGCATTCGCACGGCAAGAGCCACTTGTCCGGCGAGCTCGGGCGGCAACACGGCGGCGTGTGCCATAGTCTCGGCCACTTTTAGCTCGTGATCGGCCAGTAACTCGCCAAGCACTTTGGCCCAATTTATCTGATCAGTCATTTAACAGCCTCGCCTTAAGCTGCATGACGCAGTCTCTCGTCACGATAACCGCGTGTTTCTCGCAGCGCGGTCTCATCGGCCTTGGCGGCAGCGGGCGGCGCCTTATCCTTTGCCGGCGGCACCTGATCGGCCGGCGCATTCGCTGGCGGTGCTGGCGGCGTTGCCGGCTTGAACGGATCGTCCTGCGCGTCGCGTTTGGCGAGCGCTTCTAGACTATAATTTTGCTGCTGCAGATACGGCGATGCGCCACCGGTGACTGGCTTGAGGTCGAGCTTGCCGCGGCCCTCGTTCGGGGTCATCACGCCAGCGCCGACCGCATCGCGAATGGCGGTGACCTGCGTCACGGTATCCATGCGCAACAGGTTGTCGGTATCGAACTCGGTGCCGAGACCTTCGCCGACGCCGATGCTGAGCGCCGCGTCGAGCAACTCCTCCATTTCCTCGATGTGCGACTGCAGCGCCTGCGAATAGTATTCGACGTTAAGGGCTTGGACGTTGTTGTAAGTCGGCAGCACGCCGACGCCGACCTTGTAGGGCGGCACATGGTAGACGCTGCAGACCACCTCGGCCGACCATTTCAACTGCTCGATCATCTGGCCCTCGACATTCGTCATGGCCATCTTCTCGTATTTCATTCCGCCGGACAGCACTGCGACACGACCGAGATTGACGCGCGAGAAACGTTGCTCCCATTCCTCCTTGATGCGCTTTTCCTGCACGTCGTCGATCTCGCCCGGCGTTGTGAGCAGGCCGCCGGGCACCGACGCATTCTCGAACAGCAGCGCCGAGGTCTTTTGCGCATTGAGCCCGAGCATCGAGGCCAGCCCCGAGGCGAACACCGGCGGCGTGCCGACCAGCGGATGAAACAGGCAATTAAAGCGGTCGTGGATGATCTCGCGCGCCGGCACGATAATGTCGTCGATGTCGGCCAGGTTGTCGCTGCTCAAGCGGTAGAACACGCTGCCGTCGTCGGCGACCAGCGGCTGCACGCGCGTCGGATCGAGCACATGTAGCGCGGTCACCACCTGACGGTTATCGCGCACCTTAAGGACATAGGTATTGCCGCGCGAGAGTTTCGACAGCACCCAGCATTCCCAGAATTGATTCCGGGTTTGATAATCATTGGGCCGCCGCAGCACCGGGCTGAAGGCTGGATTTGTCGTCTCCGACCAGATGTCGTTCTTATCTCTCTCGACCAGCTTCACCCGCAGCTTGGCAATGTCGCGAGCGATCAATGTTTTGCACGCGAAGTCGGCATGAAACGACGATGCGGTATCAGCATTGATCTCGAGGTTGCGCTGCCAGGCGCCGGTGAACGGCTCGCGGATCAGTGGATACCAGCCGCCGCGATCCGTCGGCAGCGAGTTTAGCGCCTTTTGCTTTTCGCCGGTGAACGGAATCGGCAGGCCGAAGATCCGCATCAGCCCCTCGCCTGTGCGATCTCGTGCTGCAGCCGGGCCACGCCCCAGCGCCCATCGACATCGATGCCGAGCTGTGTGGCTTCCATGCGCAGGCTGTCGATGGCCGCCTCCGTCGTTACAACACCGGCAATACTATCGTCGGAGTCAGACAAGAGTTTTTCCTCAACCTTTGCTGCGCGAATCACCTTGTCCGCAAACTTCGCCTTCTTGCCCGCGACCAACGCGATCGCGTGCCGGGGCGGCACCTCGTATTCCTCGCCGGCGACCAGATGCCGGGTGCCGTACCTGTGCGGCTTGGTCGCCATCAGTTTGCGCAGTTTCATCGGCTATCCTCCAAAATGGGAGCGGACAGGGGAGGCCTGCCCGCCCCCAGGCGGCGAGGAAGTTACGCGGTGTGAACCGGCCCGCCCCAATCAGCGCTGGTCAGATACGCAACCGACTGCGTCCGGCCCCGGACCCAGTTGATGATGCGCTCCGCTTTGACGCCGACGCTGTTGGTCTGCCAAAGACTTACAAGCGAGGCGCCGGTCGGCGTGCTCGAATCGTGAGCCGGCGCATCCGACATTTCGAGCGAGGCCTCCATGCTCGTATCGACGGAAACATCGCCATCATCCGCCAGGAAGACATCCGTGGCATTGACCAGCACAACCATGGCACTGGGGACATAATCACTGACGATCACCGGCATGCCATAGACCGTTCCGCCGGTTGCACCCATGGTTGGGAATTCCTGCTGACCGAGCGGATTGACCATCATTGCCAGTGCCTGAGCACAGGCTGATGTCATGATAAAGACGGCAGTTGAAGGAGGATTATTCGCCGCATTGAACTTGGCGAGCAGCGAGCGAATATCCAACCGGATGGCGTCGGAATCATCGCCCGACGATACGATCGTTGCCGCACCGTTGGTGATCGAGGCTGGTGATATATTCGCCACTGCGGTCTTTGACGGAGTGATGAAGTCGGTGTCGAGCCTCGCCCGCAATGCTTCGGCCAGTTGATTACGCACGATCGCATCCGACTTCGGATCACTGAACCGGATATTTTCCATGCTCAGGACACAGATGTTTGCCACCTTCAAAGGTGCAAGCGTGGTTCGCGTGAACGCAAACGAGGTTAAGGGTTTGGCTTTCGCCTCGCCGACCCAGTAGCCCGCACCGGCGCCGGTCTGTGTAACGATCGGAACGCGGAATGGCACCGAAGTCAAAGCCGGAACGCCACCAGTGCCAAAGCGTCCCAGGATCGTCCTCGGTCGCAAATACTCGAGAAACGCCGCGACCGCCGCGCCTCCGGTTTCAGCACCGATGAGATTGGCCGCCCAGTTGCCCGAGATCGTCGTGCCCGCTGGTACAGCAGCCTTGTAGAACGCGGCGACTTCGCTATCGCTGCCATACATCGCCGCGGCAACATCTGACGCACGCTCGCTTGTTACTCGCTGGATGATTTTGACCTTCACACGCCGCGCCAATTCAATACCGGGCTCGAGTATCGGCTGTGCTTTGACGATGATCGAGCCGCCGCGCGCCGCCGCACCGTCCTCGGCCTTCTCGACCTTGACCGCCTTGGCCGCGAACGCCTTGGCCTGCTCGATCTTGCGCAGCCGCACCAGATCCTTGTCGAGCGCCTCGACCTCGCCGGCAAGCGTATCAAACTCGTCCTGCTCACTTGCATCCGAGGTGCGATCCTCGTCGAGACTCTTCTGCATCACGGCTTCCATGCGCGCCGCACTCGCGGATCGCTTGGCTTCAAGCGCAGTAATTTGCTCAGCAATGGTTTTCATGGCGCCCTCCAGGGCAGCAGACTTCGGTTGCGATGATCCCGAGGCGCCGGGTGGGTTGAGCAGAACGACACGACGCGGCTTTGCTTGGCCGGACGCGGCCCGCTGCGCAGTGTCGATCGATTTCACGGTAGCGATGGTGCATTCGGAGTTGGCCGGAATCGTCACGGCCGAAAGCTCAAGGAAATCCCATTTGATAAAGTGGATGCCTTTGGTCTCCGCGATGAATTCATGCTCGATCGGTTTGAACCCGATCGAAAGACCGGGAACGAGTCCGGCCTTGATCAAGGCCCAGGCGCGATCAATCTCGGCCGTCACGCCCTTGGCGATCTTGGCGACGATCTCGATGCCGGATTTGCTGACCTTGGCATGGGTGACTTGGCCGATCGGATTGCCTGAGTCGTGTTGCCATAATAGCGGCAGCGGCAACTTGAACTGCGCACCAGTCGGTTCGACCACATCCTCGAGCCGATCCGGCATCGGCGTTGACGCCATGCCGGTGATGACGCGCGCGTCCTCGTCGACCTGCTTGATTTCAAGCAGGCTGTATGCCCGGTTAAGCATGGTGGTGGCCTCGTGTTAGGCGAAAAACAATCTGACTTCCGGCCGCTTCTGCGGCGTCGGGTTGAGCGCGAGTAACGCACATGCGTTAAAGAGGCTCATTAGAGGGTCAATCTTCCCGTACCCGGAATCGTCACGCGCTATCCGCATCCCCGTCGGCGTCGGCACAATGCGCGCGTTGCCGGCACACCAGGTCATCAGCGCCTGGCCGCCGTGCTTGAACGAACCGTCCACCAGCTTGCGCTCGACCGTCTTGATCGCGCCCATCAACGAGATGCCTTGGCGGATGCCGACGAGAAGCTTGTCCTCTTGCGTAACGCCGATTTTCGCGAGGGCATCGACGATGCCGCCGATCCCGATCGCGTCCACACCGACACCGGCAAGTTTTTTTGTGCCTTTAACTTTTTCCACGATGTCCGTGACAAACGAAATGTCATCCGGCAACTCCTCGACCACGGTTAAGTCGCCGTCGGCCTGAAACCTTTCATAGAAACTGGTGTTAGCTTTCCGCCGCTCCAGCCCTTCCGGCGAGATCAGCGCATGCGTCCACGCCAGATGCGTTTTGGTATCCTTCTCGCGACCAAGCACCGCGATTCCGAGCAGATCATCAAGCCCGCCGCCGTCGATGCCCACCACGACCGCTTCCGAGCGCTCGAGCACCGCATCCAGGGTCAAGCCGTCCTCGGTGCCGCGGCTCCAGTGGTTGGCGCCGGCCCAGCCGTCGGCCCTTAGAGACATTCCAATCTGGACGTTGAAGTGCTGGCTCGCGATCAGCGCCACCGCCGCCGGGCCGTCGGCCTCGGCCCGCACAATCTCACGCGCCAGGAAGCCCTCGTTGGTTGATCGCCCCAGGTTCGGGTTGACCAGCGGCCAATATTTGCGCTCCTTCCAGCCGCCGTCGCGCGCCAGCCGATCGGGCAACTCATACAGCACCGGCAACAACGGCATGCCGCGGATCTTGCCGTCGCGCACCGAGCGTGCCATCTCCAACTCGGCAGCAAACACCCCGCTCGGCGTCGACTTCGATTGCGTCGTGGTCTGGAACAGAAACCCGTCCGTGCGCTTGGTCAGCGCACCGCGGAGCTCGACGAACACTTCTGCCGCGTTGGCACGTTTCGAAAACACATGGGTCTCATCGATCATCGTCCCGGTCGCCTTCGAGCCGGTGATGACATCGGTATCCGCGGCCTTGATCTGCAGGGTCGCGCCGGTCTGCCGGTGGGTGATCTTTCGGATGTGATCCTGAACGTGCATGATCTTGGTGAGCTCGGGATCGAGCCGGATCGTTCCCTTCGCCTGCTTGTAGGCGATCGCCGCGATTTCCATCGTCGGGGCGATGAACAGGAACTCGGCCTCAGGCCGCGGATTGCAGATGAGGGCCGTTACCATGACCGCGCCGCCGTTGGTCGACTTCGAGTTCCCTTTAGGTATTAACTGAAAAACCTCCGATATGTGTCTGATATTGCTGGCCCGATCATAGCTCCCGAACAGCGCCGCCACGATCGGGAAAAACCAGGGGCCACAGACCTCGCCCAGCCGCGGCGTTCCGATGACGTCCGGCAACCGCAGCCGCTTGAAACACCGCAGCGCCTTGGCCGCCTCACCCTCGAACAAGGGAAGTTCCGGGACCAGGCTGCGGCCGTCCAGGATGCGCTCTTCCCAGTCCAGGCAGCTCGTGTCCCAGTCCTCGACCCCGATAGGCCGGGACTGGGGCAAGGCCGCTGGTGCGTTCTCCAGGGCGGTAGGCTCTGGGAGGAAATCCAGCATCGCTCAACCGAGCCGTCGCAGGAACTCGGGGATTTCGAAACCGGGATCGTGCGGGTCCGGATTGGCGCACGGCTCCCAGCGGGAGAGTTGGCGGCCTGCTCGGATGCGTTCAAAGGCGTCGGCGTCGTCCTGCCGCGTGGCCGTGGGTGCGTGCGACGCACCTACTTGAGGGATTGGGCCGTCTAGGTGCGTCGCATCGCTCCTGTCGGCCCGCCGCCCGCATTCGTTGCGCTTCCTATAGGCATCTTTGCGGCAGGCGGGCGAGCAGTATTTGGCCGGCGCTGGCTTGCCGAGGATTTCGACGCTGGCGTAGGTGGTAAAGCGGTTGACGAAACGGCGGCGGTGGAAGCGCCTGCCGCAGTGAGCGCAGACGGTGCTGAGATTGGGATCGGTGCTTTCACTCATGGCTCACTGCGCCCCGCATTAATTAACCTGATTGACCTCGAGGTCGTCGGACCACTCAGTTCCGGCCCCGCCAGCCGTCGCCGCCGCCTCGGCCCGCTGGTCTTTCTTGCCCATGGGTGAGTCCTCGGTCTTGCGGGCATGGCAGTAGGGTGCCGCAATGGCCGCCATCCGGTCACGACGGGATTGTGATGCATTCGGGTCACGGATGACCGCGAGCATGTAATCGAGCGGCAACAGGCCGTTAAGTTGCGCTTCGGTAATAACCTGCAATTTCGGTGGTCGACCGCCCAGATTCTTCGTTTTTGGTTCCGCTTTAGGTTCCATGTTGCTCACATCGCTGAAAAAATCTGCGCATGAC